TACTGTCCCGGCCCCCGAATCGCTGAGCAAGGAAGCCAAGGCGGCATGGGACGCTGCTCCACAGGCCATCAAGGACGCTTTCATCAAGCGCGAGCAGGACACTGCCCGTGGCGTGGAAGAGCTCAAACAGCGTTACGCCAACATTGATAAGGCCATTGCACCGCATCAGGACGCTTTGCGTCAAATGAATGCGACACCCGGCGAAGCAGTGGATCGCATGTTCCTCTGGTTCAAGGCGCTGGCCAACTCACCAGCGGAGTCCTTCCCTGCTCTTGCGAAGAGTCTAGGTCTTGACTGGGGCCAGCTTATTGGCTTGCAGCAACAGGCGCAGGGTCAGCAACCCCCGGCAGGACAGCAGCCTGATCCCAATGCTCAACCGGGTGCGGTACCCCCGACTCAGGAAGAGCTTAGCCCGGCTGTCAGACAGTACATCGAGCAGATGCAACAGCAGCTTGCTCAGGTGCAAGGCTACGTTCAGCAGGTTGGTGGACGCTTCCAGACCATGGAAGAGCAGGTTCAACAGCAGAACATGCAGCGTACTGAGGAAAACCTGAAGCTTTGGTCCAACGGCAAGCCATACTTCGACGAGGTGCGTCTTGAAATGGCCCAATTGCTGCAATCCGGACTCATCCCCTTGAAGGATGGACAAGTTGATCTGGACACTGCCTACGAACGTGCTATTTATTTCAACCCAGAGGTAAGGGCGAAGGTGCTTGCTGAACAACAGCAGGCGAACACCCAAGTTCAACAAGAGACTGCGGCGGCGGCTACAACTGCTCAGCAGGCTCAAGTGAGCCGGGCCCGCAAAGCCAGTGTTTCACTTCCTTCATCCAACCCGCCCGGTACGCCGAGCGCGGCGGTGAAGAAGAAACCGGGCCAGAAGCTGTCAGTTCGCGAGTCCCTCAAGGCCGCGATGGCGGAACTGAGAGACCAGTAAGCGTAGTTGGTTCGACGTGCTAGATATGAAAGTTGTGACCCCCACAAGGGGTCACAGCCTCATCCTCCAGCGGTACCATTAGGTTGACGTGTTGCGTAGCGTCCTCAACCCCTTGATCCAATGGAGCCCATTATGGCATTTCCAAATCTCTCGGAAATTGTCACCACGACCCTGCGCAACCGCACCGGCGAACTCGCGGACAACATGTCCCGCAACAACGCCGCCCTGCTTCGCTTGAGTCGCCGTGGCAACGTGAAGACCTTCAGCGGTGGTCGTACCATCGTTCAAGAGCTCAACTACGCTGACAACCAGACGTACCAATGGTACTCGGGTTACCAGACCCTCAACATCGCACCGAGCCAAGTCTTCTCGGCTGCTGAATACCCGATCCGTCAGGCAGCGGTTGCCGTTTCCATCAGCGGTCTGGAAGAGCTCCAGAACTCGGGTGAAGAGGCCATCATCGACCTGCTTGAGTCGCGCATCATGAACGCCGAAGATACGTTCATGAACGGCCTGTCACAGGGCATCTACGGCGACGGTTCGGTCACCGGCTCCGTGGGCGGCCTTCAGCTGCTCGTTTCCAGCTCGCCGTCGTCGGGCACCGTGGGCGGCATTGACCGTTCGCAGTGGCAGTTCTGGCAGAACCAGACTTGGTCGGCCGCAACTGACGGCAACAGCGTGCTGTCGTCCGCAACCATCATGCAGCAAATGGACGCGCTGTGGGTGAAGCTGATCCGTGGCCGTGACTTCCCGGACCTGATCATCGCGGACAACACGACCTACCGTTATTACCTGAATGCCCTTCAGGCCATTCAGCGTATCCAAGTTGAGAACGGCGCACCTGATATGGCAGAGGCTGGCTTCCAGTCCCTGAAGTATCTGAACGCCGACGTAGTGCTGGACGGTGGCTTCCAAGGCTTTGCCTCGGACCCGCTGCCGCCGCAGCTGAGCTCGTCCACCTCGGCGCTGGGTGGTGCACCGTCCACCACGATGTACTTCCTCAATACCAAGTACATCATGTGGCGTCCGCATGCCCGCCGCAACATGGTCCCCCTTGATCCGGACCGTTTCTCAGTGAACCAAGATGCCATGGTCCGCCTGATTGGCTGGGCTGGCAACATGACCCTGAGCAACGCGTTCCTTCAGGGCGTTCTGACTGCGTAAGCGTAGGCCCACCCCTTGGGCGTTTCCTCCCTAGACTTAGGGGGCGGGTAACACCGCCCCCTCCTTTCTAAGTGGGTGTAGCGTGGATTATCACATATATGCGTTGCTTGCCCTGTACGCCGCAATCCATGGACCGGCCAGTTTCGATGACAGGTTTGGAAGATGGGAACCGCCTCCAGCAGGACATCGCACTGTGTACGTTGTTACTGCATGGAGTAAACCGGGCTCTGCAAGAATGGGTGGAGCTCGAAAACCAAAGATTGTGGACAGAAAAAATGCGCGAAGTGAAGGAATTAGCTGCTGGCATGAAGGACGTTCTGGCCTCCTTGAGAAAAGGCAGTGCTGACGCCAAAGCCCATTTCATGTCTGAGGCCGCACGGGCACAGGTCAACGCCAGCAAGGTCAAGTCGCTTGCCTTGGAACTCAGTGAGGCAAATGCGGAGGTCGAGGACTTCCTCGGTGACAGCGGCTCAAATTTTTCTTCTTCAGAGACCTCAGATACCCAGCCACAGACTGGCACCGCGGATATTAACGGGGTGACCATCAATAAGGAGAGCCAAAAGTGAAACGATCCCTTTCGGCACTATTGGCTTCCATCATTTTCCTGACATGGGTGTTGCCAGCTTTCAGCGCCCCTCAGCTAGGCATCACGCCTTGTGTGATCTCAGCCCAACCGGCTGACGTTTCATTCTCAGGTGTCTCAACTAACCGCCGCATGAGCACGTGCGGTGAGACGGTCATCGTCTACAACAACTCAGCCAGTGACGTGCGCTACCGCCTTGGCACTGCCAGCAACACCACAGCATTGCTCACTGACCTCCTGCTTCCCGCCAATAGCTTCGTGGTGTTGAATGTTGGCATCAGTGGTTTGTATTTCGCAGTCATTTCAGGCGGCACGGGCACAATTAGCTTCGTGCAAGGAACGGCAAACTCCTAATGAGGTATTGGCTCGCATTACTTCTCATACTGGGGCTATCAGCGATAGCCTCTGCGGGCTCTGACATCTCAGGAAGGTTGGGCCGTACCAACCAATACGGCTTTACGGGTCGCTTCCCGCTCACTGGCGGTATCGGCAGCGGCACAGCGCCGCCTCCGGTTAATTGCGGTACGGGCGTAATTGACGCATCAGCAGGATGCCCCCTTCCCATGTTAGGAATGTAACGGAGACAATCATGCGCAAGTTTCTACTCTCATTAGTTGCCTTGATTGGCCTCTGCTCTGCGGCGGCCTTGGGCAACTACGCGATGACGCAAGGCGCAGGAACCACGTTTGGTTCGGTGACCGTAGGCGGCATTCACTACGTTCAGATGTTTTTGTGTGACCTTACGACGCCCGCACAGTGCGGGTCCGTCAGTGCGGGTGGAGCCCTCAAGGTTGACGCTTCGGCCACCACACAGCCTGTCTCGGGTACTGTAGCGGCCACCCAGTCAGGTACGTGGACCGTTCAGCCCGGCAACACCGCGAACACCACTCCTTGGCTGATCACTGGCAGCGGCACCGCTGGCGCGGCTGCGGCAGGCGTGCAGACGGTGCAGGGTATTGCGTCCATGACGCCCCTGTTCATTCAATCGGGCACCGTGCCCGTTTCCACGATGAACTCGGCCTCAGCCAATACCGGCATTAACGCCGCCAACGCGGCTGTGTTCGACGATACCTCGCCCACCGCAATCACCGAAAATAACTTCGGCTTCTTGCGTATGAGCGCCAACCGCAACTTGTACGGAACCATCCGTGACGCGGCTGGCAACGAGCGCGGTGTCAACGTTGACGCATCGAACCGGCTCACTACGGCCCCCACTATGGTTTCGGGATCAGTGGCATCCGGTGCCTATGCATCGGGCTCAATTGCAAGCGGTGCCTTTGCCTCAGGTGCTGTGGCTTCTGGCGCATATGCATCTGGTGCATTCGCCACTGGCTCCATGGTTGACTTGTTGACCTTCCAAGGTACCAAGAATGCTGGTACCGCAGCGGCCAACTCGTTCCTGACAGGCGGCGTGTTCAACTCCACCCCGCTGACCTTGACCAACACCCAGCAATCATCGCTTCAGCTGGACGCAAACGGCTACCTCAAAGTCAATACGGCGGCGGGCGCGGCGGCGGGTGGCACGAGCTCCAACTTTGGTTCGGCCTTCCCGACCCCCGGCACCGCAGTTGGCATGAGTGACGGCACCAACATGGTGGCGATGCGTTCGACTGCATACGGCACCACGCCAACCGGCCTGAATGCCCTTGCCGTCAACGCCTTCGTGACCAACACGAACGCTAACGGTTCGGCGGTGTCGGCCAGCTCTTCGCCTGTGGTCATTGCAAGCGATCAGGCGGCGGTAGCTGTCAAGGGCAACGCTGCCAATGGCGCAGCGGTCAGCGGCAATCCAAATCTGATAGCAGGTTCTGACGGCACCAATGCCCGCACCCTTGCGACTGACACTGCTGGAAATCAGAAGGTCATCAGTGGTGCAAGTGGTTACGAAACCGTGGCGGCATCTCAGACCGCTCAAGTTCTCGGTCCTACTGGCGCTACCGGTGACTACCTGTCGCATTGTGTCATCTACCCTGTCACGACCTCACCGGGTGTTGTGACTGTATTTGACAACACGAACGCGGCTGGCACGAATGCCATTGCGTTCGCAGGTGGTTCAAGTTCTACCTCGAATTTAGTTCCGATCTCAGTACCGGTAGGCGCAGTCAGCACCGCTGGTGCGTGGAAGGTCACCACCGGGGCTAACGTTATCGTCACTTGCTATGGAAAGTTCACCTAATGCGTAAGGCAGTCTTCGCACTTCTTTGCGGGCTCCTGCTATGCGTGCAGGCCGCTGCTCAATCACCCATGGTACCGGGCTTCCCGCCCGGTACGTTCCAGAGCCGGGCTGCGCTTGATGCCACACCAGCAGGCGGCACACCTGCCTTCAACTGGGTCGCTTATCAGGGCAATGCCTTCCCACCGCAAGGAACATCCACGTCGGTGGGGTCGACATCAGTAGGGGTAGCTTGCGGAACGTTGACAGCTGGGACGACGAATATCGTTGGCATCCAGTTATACAATGAAACCAGTGACACGATTACCCCACCGGCTGGATGGACGCAGCTCGGTACCTCACAAACCTCCTTGGGCAGCTATTACGCATGGTATTGGCATGTTGTTGGTGGTGGTGAGACGTGCGCCTATACCTTTAGCTGGGTCAATAACGTCTTCAATTCGTGGGTGATAGCGAATTTCACAGGTACCAATGCGACGACTCCGGTGGATGCTGCATCCACCACAACACCCAACGGTGTGACCACAAACATCCTATGCCCAGCCACGGGCTCACTTTCCAACGCCTCGTCGCCAGATGTTCTCCTCTTGATTATGATGACTGACGACGTGACGACTCTCGGCACCCTAGCCGTGCCATCAGATATGACTTCGAGGGCTCTGGTAACTCAGGCCTCGTCCGGGAGTATCTTGATGGTAGCGTCAAAAGCTCTCGCTACCGCAACCTCTACCACTGAAACAATAACTGGTGCTGTTGCTCAATCTAAATTGTATCCTTGTCTGCTCGTAGCGTTGAAAGGCTGATCAGTGAAATTATTTGGAATTCTACGCAGAGTGTCAGCGGTCCTTGGGCTGCTTTGTATAGCATCTGCCGCCCTCGCGGCATTTGCCAGTTTTCAAGTCAACAATACGGCTGTGACCGGCACATGCACTACGAATGGTAGTGACGGGTTTGCTGGCGCACCGTCTGGCACTCCTCAGTTTCCTACGATACTCAATACCTACGGGTCCAACGCACCGACATGGTGTGTGGCTGGTGTGCACTATCTTGTAGGATACGCCACAGCGCCAACCAAGATACCCGGTGTCACGACGCCACCCTCAGGCATGACGTGCACAAGTGGGACGCATATTTGTCAGACCAACAATACCGGTGTTGTCGTTGACGGATGGGACTTCTCAGTAGGCGGCGGCTGGAGCCTCACCATGGGCAACGGGACCGTTGTTCAAAACAGCAAGTTCGTCGTTGGGGCGAATGCATTGCCACCAATCTCAAGCGGTGGCAGTTCCATCACCAGTTTTACTATCAAGAACAACGTTATAGACGGGGCTGGCATCCAGACCTCACCCAACGTCGGTGTAGTCTCTGTTTTTGGTGGTGGCACGCAAGTCATCCAGTACAATTACATCAGCAATGCGTTCGCCGTTCTTTTGCAGCTGGGAGCAACCGCTACTGGGACTAACCTGACGATCAAGTACAACATTCTCGCCAATGCCGGGCAGGGCGCACAATGTTGTGCGCAGCACGGCGATCTTCTACAGATATTTGGCAATGGAAGTTTCCCGGCTGGTGACTACTCAACATTGATCACGAACTACAATCTGTTGTTGGCAAACGTTAGTTCGGCTGCCGGACAGGGCTTGAGCATCTTGTCAGCGGCAGGCAACACCAATAACTCCGCCTCGTCGATGGACGTTTCGAACAATACGGCGCTTATCACACAGTCTTTTGGTGGTGGCATTGCGAACGGGTTCGCTATTATTGAAACGCCGTGGCTCAACGGCTCTGGCACGATGCAGAACAATTACATCGACTGCACCGATTGCTTTCCATCGACCACAAGCTGGGCCTTTGTCGGTCAGTTGAACGGCTGTGGCACGGCAACGACGAATGGCAGCACTGCCGCAGGCAATGCCATCCTGCATTTCTCAAACGTCAATACGTTCTCGAACTTTGGATCGTGTGGAGCCATCAATACCAGCAATCCGGTACAAGGTGGCGTAACTTCATTTGCAGCCAGCTTTGTCTGGAACTTGAGTGACCTGTCATCGATCCCTGCTCCTACGCAGACCACGGCGACATACTCACAGTCCACCACGTCCACGTCCATTACACTGAATGTGCCAACTGTCGGGGCCGGGGTTGCAAACGGAGCTTTGATCCGCTCAGGCAGCGGGCCGTATCAGGGAACGATCAGCTGCGGCACCACGAACAAGAATTTGCTAACTGGCGGCAACCTCACCTTGGCAAGTTGCTGACGCTTGACCGTCTAAAGTGTTCTTAGTAGAAGGAGGTAAGTAAAACCAATTACTTATCTTCCTGTGTTAGGTAGTGGAAACCAATTCACTGCCAAATTCTGAAAGTGAACTTGTACCACAAACTTAAACAGGAGCTTTAAGATGGCGACCCTCTATAACACCTCTACGATGGAAGGCGTCGATATCAATGACGTCTTCATGCTCAGTTCCGGTACCCCGGAATACCCGCGTCCTCCGTTCCTGCCCGGCACCCTTGCTTGGGGCACTGACGGTTCGGAGTGGGTTTACTGCACCGCATCGATTACCATTGCCCCCGGTTCGGTGGTCGTGGTCAGCGCCGTCCCCGGCGCATGGTCCGTTGCCCTCATCGGCGGCGCAACCATTGCGGCAGCTTCGGCACCGGTTGGTCAGCTTATCGGCGTAACTGGCGGTGGCACTGGTAGCATTGCTATCCCGGCCCCGGCAGCTCCGCAGACTGCCGCGTTCTTCTGGGTCCAGCGTGCGGGTAATGCCCCGAACGTGAAGACCGCAGCTACCGCCACCAAGAACGCTCAGCTTTATTCGAGCGCCACCACGGCAGGCATCGTCGGCTCGACCGCTGGCGGCGTCGGCACCACCTATCAGGTGAACGGCCTTGTGATTTCGCAAGCCAACGGCTCTACCGCTGGCCCGAATACCGCAGTGCTGAACTACCCGGTGGTCGGCGCTTCGGCGTAAGGAGTTTCCCGGGAAGGCAGCGTATAAGAAGGGGGGCCATGTGCCCTCCTTCTTTTTATCAGTAACCAGTGAGGATAACATGCAGCGTAAAAGCTTTGAGGAATGTAAAGAACTATTTATGCAAGCACGTGCCGCTGTCAACTTGAATGACATGGCAGTTTGGGCCACCGAACTACTGAAATACGATGAAAACCTTCCTTGGGTATGGTCAACTCGGGGTCAGGCATATGCCGGGATGGGCTTTCCACTTGACGCCATACTGAACTATGACAGGGCCCTAGCCCTTGAGAACGACGAAGTTCAAACAGCCATCCTTCACAGCAACAAAGGCTGCGCCTACTGGGACGTTTACAACGCTGAAAAAGCCGTCCCCTGCCTTGAGAAGGCAATTGCCATCAACCCCATGGCAGCCACCTTTCAGACCCTAGGCAACATCTACAAATACAAAGGTCAGTTGAACGTTGCCATCCAGTGCTACCGCAATGCCATTGGCGCTGATCCCAACTATGCCGACAGCCACCTGTGCCTGTCCATGGCGCTACTGAAAGCCGGTCATTTGCAAGAAGGTTGGGCTGAGTATGAGTGGCGATGGAAAACTGCCCAACTGCCGCCACGAGGGTTAAAGTGCCCGCAATGGAAGGGTGAAGATCTGAGCGGCAAAACCATCCTTGTGTACGGTGAGCAAGGTTTGGGTGACATTATTCAGTTCGCCCGGTACGCTTCCATCCTTGCTAAACGGTTTCCAACCGCCAAAGTCATCGTTGAATGCAGGCCGCCAGTTCACCGTCTGCTCAGCAGCATGCGAAATGTCTACGCAGTGATCAATGTTGGCGAACGGTTGCCCAAACTGGACTACGGCGTGCCCATGCTCACCCTTGCAGGCATGCTCACTCCCAACATGGGGGCCATCCCACCTTCCTCCCATGAGTTCACAATCAAATCGCATGACGTTGCTCGTTGGGCTGAGAAGTTCAAGCAACTTCCACCCGGTTTGAAGGTTGGTGTGTGCTGGTCCGGCATGGCACGTAGTGGTCAGCCGCATGCAGCTGCCATCGACAGCCTTAGGTCCACTGAACTCAGCACGTTCGCACCCTTGGCATTGCTCAAGGGCATCACTTGGGTGTCCCTTCAGAAGGGGCCGCCAGCTGAACAAATCAAGGAACCCTTGCGCGGCATGACTATCGGTGACTTCACCGAGGATATGTATGACTTCTATGAGACAGCGTGTGCCATCAAGAATTGCGACATGGTTATCACTGTGGATACTGCTGTCGCACACGTAGCGGCTTCAATCGGCGCACCCACATGGATACTTAGCCGTTGGGATGGCTGTTGGCGCTGGTTTGGTGACAGGGCAGATAGTCCGTGGTATCCGTCAGTTCGACAGTTCGTCCAGCCGAAGCCGCATGACTGGGCTGGAATGATGCAAAATGTTAAGGTAGAACTCGAAAAGTGCATACCGGCTCAAGAAGCAAACTTGACACTGGCCAAGTAGTGTGAACTGAGCTATCTTCCGCCCGGCAGTCAGCAATCTTTAAAGGAGTTTGAGTTATGGAAGACTTTCAATCGCATTCTGGTATCCAGAAAATGGGTGACTGGGGCGGAGTTGTAAATTACGGCCCCGGCGATTCCGGAATGGTTGTCATGTTCTTTCTGAAGCCGGTTCACAACCCCGGCAGGTCGGCTGAGGAAGGCTCGCCGCAGTATGATGACAAGTTGTTTGTCCGCATCCACCCGCCCGGTGAACGGCTCAACATCATCGAGCGTCTTGCCAATGACTCCGACAAGAAGCGCTTCCCGTTGCAGTTCATGCAATTCAAGGAAAACGCACCGCAGGTATCCAATGGCACGCCCATTGACATGCTGTTCCCTGCCAACCCGAGTATCGGCGCTGCTTTGAAGGCCTCAGGCGTTCACACCATTGAGCAGTGCGCCAAGCTCTCAGCCCACGCCATTGAAACCATCGGCATGGGTGCTCAGAACTGGGTCAATGACGCTCAGCGCTACCTCGAGGTGGCGAACAAGGGTGTCAAGGCCAGTCAACTTAAAGCAGCCTTGGACGAGAAGGACCGCGAGATCCACTCCCTCAATCACAAGATTGAGTTGCTTGAGGGCCAGCTTCAACAGCTGCTTGAGCGCAATTCCAGCGCCGTCACGATGGAAGACGTTCAACGCATGATGGCCAACCAAGGTGGTCGTCAGGGTGCCCGCCCGCAGTATGCTCCCGGCAGGCAGCAACCGTTCGATGCGCAGACGGCGCAGATCAACGACACTCACAAGACCCGTGATTTGGCTAAGGGCAAGGCTAAGAAGCCTGAACCGGCCAAGCGTCCGCGTGCCCGAATCGCCTAACTCAAACCTCTGAGGAGATACATTATGGCAAGTCAAGACGCCCTCTGTGGGCTCGGCATGGCCCCCCAATTGGCCGCGCTGATTGGTGGTAATCCAAGTGTGCTGACGACTGTTGGCGTTGCGCAGGCTACCGCTGCCAAAATCAAGTCCAAGAATACTGAACTGCTGACGGCTGGTGGTGCGACCGGTGCTATCTTCCCGACCGGCACCAACATCTTCGAGCCGTATTTCATTGTCAACCCAACTGCCACCACTGGTGTCATCTATCCGCCGGTTGGTGATACGTTCGGTGGCACGTTGAACGGTTCGCTCAACCTGCCGCAGAACAAGGCTGCCATCATCTGGCAGTACAAGAAGGGTTTCTGGACCTACATCGTACTGGCGTAAGTCAATGCCGCTTACGTTGCTGCAAATCATACAGAAAGCCCAAGCAGAACTTGGGCTTCCTCAAGCTGACACCGTGGTGGGCAATCAAGACGCCACCACGGTGCAGATGTTTGCGCTTGCAAACCGCGTGCTTGATGAATTGCGACGGTGCAACCCTGAGGGCTGGACCGCGTGTCAGTTTGAGTATGATCTTGTGATACCGGTGCCCATCGTCACCACTGGTGATTTCTTAGCGTCCTACACTCCCATCATCAGCAACATCCCCAGCACGGCGGGGCTTGAGGCTAATTACTGGTCCGTCTCAGGTACTGACATTGCAGTGGGGGCTCGTCTTCTGTCAGTGGACGATGCCACTACAGTCACCATGACCATGGAAGCCACCAACGCTGACCCGGTGGCAGCTGTGGACCTTACGTTCGCCAAGGATACCTTTCCTGAGCCGCCCGGTATGGACTGGATGCAGAACCGCACCATGTGGGACCGCACCAACCAATGGGAACTGATTGGGCCTGACAGCCCTCAGATGGATCAGTGGCACCGGTCAGGTATTGTCACCACGGGCCCGCGCAGGCACTTCCGGCAGGTCGGTCCCTACGCCAACAATTGGCGCATTTGGCCGCCGCCGAATGAGATCAGTTCACCGTTACAGCTGGTGTTTGAATATCTGTCGCTGTACGCGGTGATGGTCAATGGTTCCCGCAGCAACTTCGCCCAATACTTTGAAAATGATGATGATCAGCCCCTTCTTGACGATCAGGCCATCATCATGGGCATCAAGTGGATGTTCTGGGAAGCCAAAGGCATGGGAAGCTATGTCACTCAGCAAGGCCGCTGGGTTGATTACGTGGACCGTCTCATTGGCCGCGATGGGGCTGCACCTACCTTGCAGCTGAACAAGCGTGTCAGCCCGGTATTCATCTCACCGGCAAACGTGCAGGATGGATTCTTTCCTGGTCCTTCCGGGGCTAATGAAAGCTGAAATCAGGCTTTAGCGTGGCGTCATCACAATTTTGACTAATTTGGGATGGCGATCATGGCCTACACCACAGAGCTCCAACGGGTTGTCCAGTATCTGAAAGCTGGGGGCAAGATAAAGCCCCCAGCGGGGGCGCTACAGGCGCAAGCCGCCGCCCCTACTCCGACACCGGGCCCCTTTGTTGGCGTTGTCAGTGACGCTGCAAAGCCCGCCAAAGCCCAAGCCAAGCCGGGAGGCAAGATTGGCTGACGGACCCCTCAGTACCGTCCTGAATTGGCTGCGTGGTCCGCAGGCAACGCCCTCGCTTGGCCTTGAGGCCGCACCTGCACTTCCTGCCTACCCATCATCTCATGATGCTGACTACGCCCGCAACTATGGCTTCGGCGATAACAGCGTCAATGAAGACTACCTGAACAACAACAAGGCACGTGTTCTCGGACAGAACTTAGCCTTTCAGGAACCAGTCAAGAAGGGCGCACGTGGCGGAGCGCGTGAAATGTTCTTGCCAACGAGTGGTGCTGGCCACAGTGCAGACTTCCTGACGCATGACACTACCAGCAGTGATGTTGACCTAAACAAGAGCAGAGAATTACAAGGTCAATTGAGGAATGTGATGATGCAGGCTGCTTTGGCAGCCAACAGAAGTCCTATTGCGGCTATGGGTTTCAATCCATCTGGCGTGGTCATGGATGCTGAAATCAAAAATCCATCTTTAGCTGGTCTGTATGATGCCAAACAAGATCGCATGTATGTGCCAGCTGAGACCAATGACGCGATAGTTCATGAATCCACCCACCGTGGCTTGCAAAAGCTTCGTGAGAAGTATCCTGAAGAGTCAAAAGAAGCCATGAGAGTGCTGGGAGCAAAAGGCCCCAACCTGAGTGAAGAAATGGTGGTGCGTTGGCTGATGTCTTCCAAAGGTGGTGATCCTGAAGGTCTTGCTGGGAATATTGATGCTGCACAACGGCAAGCTGGCATTGATGTATTTGATAAGAACAAATATCCAATTAACGCCACTGCACGACAAGAAGCTTTAAGGCAACTTGAGGAATTGGCAATAAAAGATAGGTTGACGCGTTCACGACGATCGGGACCGCAGTAATGGCCGGGGTACCACTTCAGGAAATGATGCCGTTTGGCGCTGGCAACACGCCTGAGGGCAGCGACACGGCTTTGTCCATGGTGGTCAAGGCGCTGATGGGCATACCCAAAAAAGCCATCGACAGCGCCACACAGGCCACACCCGGCTTGCGTCGTGAGGATTACACCGACAACCCTGCCGCCGTGCAACCCAACGCGCCGCTTTATGATGCTGGAGCGCGCACTGCCGTTGACCTCGCAGGCGTAGGCACGCCCATGGCTGCTTCTGGTGCAGCTGGTGTCTTTGGCGGCAAGCTCGGCATCGGTGCGGATCTTGGTCGTTTGAACAAAGCTGAGCAAATGGTCTCGGATGGCATGTTGCCTGATGCCGTGAGGACCAGCACTGACTGGTTCCGCAACCCTGCCGATCGCTTGTGGCGCTATGAGATACCAGACAACAAAAGCGTCATGAAGTACATGCCCGAGCGTGAGGGCGACAAAGCCATTGGCAGCTTGGAGTCGTTGTTCCACCACCCTGACGCATACAAGGCTTATCCGCAGTTGCGTGGCCAAAGCTTTACTGTGACCAAGGATAGTAGCGACCCGATTGGTTCTGGCATGAACTTAACTGACCAAGGTCAGATATTCGTAAATGCCCCTGACTGGCGCACAGCACGTGATGTTGCCTTGCATGAACTACAACATTCAATTCAGAAGATTGAAGGCTTCAGCCCCGGCAATAATCCTAATTACTATGCAAGTAAACTTGAACAGCAATTGCGCGCTGACCCTAACTGGTCCGGTGCATATGACTTCGATGCTTTGAAGCGTCAAGCTAATGATTTGTACCACAAGACGGCCGGTGAGGTTGAGGCACGCAACGTTCAGAAGCGTAAAGATTTTACCCCAGCTGAGCGCAAACTCCTGCATCCTTGGGAAACACAGGACACCAAGTACATTGATCAATATGCGTTTGACCCGGTAACTGAAACGATCAGGGCACTTAGAGGCAAATGAGAAAAACAAAAACGATACAAAAGGTGCCTACGCCCGCCCCTGACGTGGTGAGCAAGGTCATTCCTGTGCCTACTGATGGCTGGGATGCCATCTCACCGTTGGCGTCCATGGACCCCAAGCGTGCGCCTATCTTGAATAACTGGATTCCACGCCCCGGCTGGGTTGAGTTGCGCAGTGGTTTCTTCCCACACGCATTTCTTGATAACAGCATCCCGGTTGAAACCCTCATGGTGCGCCGTGATGGTGATGGCGACGAGATGTTTGCTGCCGCTGGCGACACCATTTACGATGTGACGTCGACAATTGCTACCCCAGTGGTGACCGGGCTCAACTCAGCTCGATGGCAGTACACCAATTTCACCCCCAGCCTTGGAACAACTGTCATCCAGCTGTGCAATGGTGTTGATACGCTTCGTCAATACAATGGCACGACGTGGTCGGTGCCTGCCATCACCGGTTTGCCGGGTGGCTTGACTACTTCCGCCATTATCAACATTCATGCTCAGAAGCGCAGACTGTGGTACGTCCTCAGTAATGGCGGTGGCGGCGGTTCTACTGTGGCGGCATTCATGCCTACGGATGCCATTACCGGTGCCATTGATGGTACCATTGATCTGGGTGCCAACTGGGGGAAGGGCGGCTACCTTGTGGCGATTGCTGATTGGACGGTTGACGGAGGCAATGGTCCGCAAGATTATATGGTATTTATCTCAAGCCGTGGTCAGATCAGCATCTTCAGCGGTGTTGACCCTACTGACGCTACCAATTGGTCATTGGCGGGGACGTTTGACATGTCTCCGCCTATTAGTCTTCGTTGTGCTACTAAAATCGGTTCTGATGTGGGCATTATCACGCAACAAGGCGTGATCCCGCTATCACAGGCCTTGCCATTTGACCCCAGCTCTGAGCGAAGCGTTGCCATTACGGCCCGCATTCAGAATGCAATGGCAAATGCGGCTGAAGTTGGTCAGGACCTGTTCGGGTGGCAGCTTATCAGCTACGCACCTGAGACATTGGCCATTCTAAACGTGCCTCAGGTAGAGAACACCACTCAAGTTCAGTTCGTCATGAACGCGCTCACGGGCGCATGGTGCCAATTCACTGGTTGGAACGCCAATTGCTTCGAAATCTACAATAACGAACTGTATTTCGGCGATAACACAGGTGGCATCAACAAGGCGTTCACCGGCAGCACCGATTTTGGCCTGCCCATCCTTGCGGATATGCAGGTGGCGTACAATTATTTCGACGCGCCGGGCAATGTGAAACGCATGACGGCTATCCAGCCCTTCATTACGGCTGGTCAGACCGTCACCCCTTTCTTGTCGGTGGACGCTGACTTCAGAATCCAGCAACAGAACGCGCCAGTTCAGATCTTGAACGGCGGTGCGCTGTGGGACGAAGCCATTTGGGATACTTCAGTGTGGTTTGGCCAGCTGGTCCAGACGACAAACTGGCTCAGTGCTCAAGCACTGGGGCACGCACTGGCTGTCCACATGACTGTGAACGTTAGTGCCGTCAATGTGGACGAAAGTGTCGCCATTTTTGACTTCTCAGAATTTGACACTGCCACGTTTGACACTGGATTGGATCAAACCAAGGTAGTTTTGCGAGTCAACGCCTTCAATGCCATCCTTGAAATGGGAGGTTTTATATGACCAAGGGAATTTTGCTTGACGCTGACGCTCACGTGGCTGCTTGGGCCTTCCAAGAGTACAATAAAGTGCCGATTCAGTTCAGCCGGGCCTTGGGCATCATTGATGACGGGCAGTTGGTGGGTGCGGCCATCTTTTCATCCTACAACTATGCCAATGCTGATCTATCCTATTACGGGAAGTGGACGGTCACCCCCGGAATAGTCCGTGGATTGACACGCATCGCGCTTTATGAGTTGCGTCTAGCCAGATGTACCGTTATTGTGCCCAAACGTCCGGCTTATCTTCTTAAGAAGCTTGGTGCAGGGCTTTTTGGCTTCAAATACGAAGGCGTTCAGCGTAGGTTTTACGGTCCCACTGACAATGCCCGACATACCGGGTGCCGTTTCGTCCTCTTTCGCGAGGATATGGAAAAACTTCTAACTGAACGTGTCAAAAAGGCTGCTTGAAGATGGGAAATGCACCTGACGTCCCCAAAGTTGCCGATCCGACGCAGGTCGCATCGCAACAACAGCAACTGAACACACAATCCGGCATTCAATCCCAACTGGGGTCGATGGTCAACCAGACCAACCCTTATGGCAGCCTGACTTACACCCAAACCGGCACTTCGCCGGATGGCACGCCGCTTTACACGGCCAGTACCAGTTTCACCCCTGCACAACAGCAGCTTCTTAATACCCTACAGGGCACTCAGAAGATTGCTGGCCAGCAAGGTCAGGATTTGCTCAGCGGGGCCAACTATGGCGCGGCTCAGCCCAAGGACGTCATCGGTGACATGTCCAGCGGCTGGCTGAAGGATGCCATGGCCAAGCAGATGTCCTATCTGCAACCGCAAATGAATTACGATACGGATAGGCTTGACACGAAGCTGAAGAACCAAGGCTTTGCGCCGGGTACGCCGGGCTACGACAAGGCCATGAATGCCTTGAAGCAGAGCCAAGGTCAGACGATCACTGGTTTCGAAGCTTCTCAACAGCCTGCATTGCTGCAACAAGCGGCGGCGCTGTATCAGATGCCAGCCCAGTTGGCTGGTTCGCTCGCGGGCTTGGGTGCCCCAACCAACCCAACGTGGACGCAGACGCCCGGCCTGACTATCCAGCCTGCAAACCTCATTGGTGCAACCGCAAACGCGAACGATGCCAACATGAAGGCTTACGCAGCTGAGAATGAGAAATACGGCAACATGCTCTCAGGTATCATGGGCGTCCCAACGGCCGTCCTTGGTGGTTGGGCTCAGAATGGTGGCATGCAGAGCCTGCTTGGTTCGACGGCATTGGCATCACTATGACCGACACTGGAAAAAACGTCCCGGAGAGCCTAGCAACCTTGCTGCATCAGCAGCTTGAGTTGTTCTCAGGCTTGCGTGACGTTCAGATGTTTCCAGTTGGCACTGATGAACTGCCGCTGCCCAATGGCATCGTCCGTTATGAGAACTCACGCGGCGTGTTTCACTACCGTCCTGACCGTATCAGCGCCTTGATGATTGAGAACTTGAGTTCACAGAACAAGGAAAATGAATTCCTGCGCTTGGGCCCGTTCAGCAAGCATGACATTGCTGAGAGGCTTCAGGGCGGTGAGAAGCTGGTATTCATCACGGAATACACCCCCATGGGCATAGAAGTTAGAAGTGCCGTCGGCACCGACAAGACTATGCACGAGCAATTAGCCTACTTTGAAAAGACCAAAAACCAAGGTAATGACATTGTAGCAGGCGGCCCCCCAGAACGTGTCCGTTTGGCACTCAGAAAGGCTCACTAAGATGGATATGAACCCGTTTGCCAACAGCATGACGCCGCAGCCGCAACAGCCTGACTATACCAAGCAGGAAAAGAACCCCACAGTTCCGGGGGCTATTTCCAATATGGTCAAGGCGATAATGGCTGGGAACAACAAATTCAACCAGCAACGAGGTGCCTTGGGGGATAGAGTTGCCGCAGCTGCGAGCCCGGCAACCCCTCCGGGTCCGCCCATGTCATTGGCACCCCCGGCACCGGGTCCGTCGGCTGGCCCCATGGCCCCTGCGCCGTCACCGACCATGGCCCCCGCACCATCGCCAACTATGGCCACTGCGCCATCTCCAGTCATGGCACCGGCACCGGCACCTCCGATCGTGCCGCCAGCGCCGGATAGCAAAATGACGGGCTCAGCATTTGATAACGGTGCACAGTCTGTGCCGTTCGGCCCCGGTGGCATCATGTCCACTGGAATGAGGGATAGCGGCTATCCCGGCATGCCCAATGGCACTGATCCGACGGTAGGCGCATTGTTCTCAAGGATTCCGGGTCAAGGAGGTTACTTCGGTGGGTGATAGCAATCTACTCTCAACTCCTGAGAACTACGCAACGCCCGATCAAATTGCGGCGATGAATGCGTACAGCAAGGCGTTGCTCACTGAGAGCCAGAAGCCCATCAAGCACTGGACTCAGGGCCTGAGCAACATTGTGAGCGCCCTCGTCGGTGGCAACCAATCATTCCTTGCCAACAAGAAGCAAAATGAGTCTGATGCTGTCAGGGCAGGCAGGATGCTTCCTGACACCAGCGGCAACCCGGTGAACAACCCGCCCCCGGTCAAACCAACGTCTTTTAGCGAGGGCTCCGCTCCAGAAGCCCCTAAAACGGCGGGCCTTGATTTTGACCGTGCCTCCAAGGCAACGGCCAGTATTGAGAGCGGCGGCAGATATGACAGGCTTGGCCCGGTCATCACTTCTGGCCCCTACAAAGGGGACCAAGCCTATGGCAAATATCAGGTCATGGGCAAAAACATCCCTGAATGGACCAAGGCCACATTCGGCAAGGCCATGACGCCTGATCAGTTCTTGGCTGATCCAAAGGCGCAAGATGCCGTGTACCGCGCGAAAATGGGTGAGTACGCCGGGAAGTACGGCCCAGAGGGTGCAGCCCGCGCATGGTTCGCTGGCGAAGGCGGCATGAATGACATGAAGCGTCACGATCAGCTGGGAACCACCGTGGAAAGCTATGGCAGGCGGTTTGCCAACGCCTACGGCCCCGATGCAGCCCAGCCTCCGGCTGTTCAAGCGATGGCGGCTGCCTTGCGCGGCCCTCAAATGGCTGATGCTTCCGTTGCTGCGGCCAAAGCAGGTGCTCCGGCTGGCGGTGTTGCTGCACAACCTCGCTTGCAACAACCTGATCCGAACAATTCCGGCATTTATGTTGACCCGAAGCTTGTGCCGAAGCGGCCCCAGTTGAATGAAGGTCAGATGCGCGGCATCTTGGCCGACCCAACTATTTCTGAGGGTGCCAAGATGGCGCTCCGTCAGGAGTACATGCAACAGAACCAGCCCATCGAAGTGCCGTGGCCGGGTGGCAAGGTGCTGATCAACCCCATGAACCCGTCTCAGCAACAGTTCATCCCAGAACTCAAGTGGGGCAAGAGCAAACTGGGTGACATGGAACGTGACATTGGGCTCATCCCCAGTGGTCGTGGTTCCATCAATCAAGCGCCCGTCACTACCTCACCTGTGGTTGGCCCGCGAAGTGATGCTGCCCCAATTGAAGCCCCTGCCGCGCCCGCTGGCGGCCCTGCACCGGCTCCCGCTGTGGGAGGGCCCGCTATTGCTGCCGCCGCACCAGCGGCCCCCGCTCCGGCCCCTGAGGCTGTTCCAAACACGGGTGGCGTACAGGTGGCATCTTTGGACCCGGCTGCTGGTGTTGCAGCGGCCCCTGACGGCGCTCCTGCGGCCCCGGTTGTGGCCCCGCCAGTTCCGGATACCCCGCTCGGCAAATGGGCACAGGCTTCACCTCCGGGTGTCGCGCCCCCGGCTGGCACGGCTGCCAACGGTGGCTTGAACCTGAGTGGCTTCCCGGCTTCTGACACTGAGGATTATGCTCGCAAGAAAGCATTTGATCAGAAGGTAGACGTTGACACTGACGCTCAGAAGAAGGGTGTCGAGATGTCAATGAAGAAGTATGACAACATGAGTACGCAGGCACAGGCTGCCCGCAAACTCATGCCTAACCTTGATCTGGCCTTGGCTTACATGGAAGACCCGAACTTCAGTTCAGGTCTTGCTCACGGTGTGAAGGATGTTTGGCAACGGTTTAAGGACGCTACAGGCATCACCACCATGGCCAACGCGCCGAACGAAGCGTTTGACAAGTTGATGGCAGGCACCGTGCTCGACACCATGAAGACCACACTGGCTGGTCTGGGCCAAGTTCGTCTTGCTGAAATCGACCTGCTGACCAAAGCCAACGGTAACCGCAACAACTCAGTTGCTTCCAACCGTGCTGTTCTTGAAATTTCTAGACGCGGCCTGCAAAAGATGGATCAACTTGATTCCATGGCGCAGCAATATGTTTCAGGCGACGAGGTGATGGACCCCATTAGCGGCAAGGTGCTGCTGAAGGCCAACATTGACCGCAATGGTGAGATGGCCCCACGTCGTGGCCTTGACGCAGGCTACGACAAGTTGGCTCGCTCGTTCACGCTTGCGCACCCCTCATTCACGCCTGATGAAATCAAGAACTACAACACCCTGTTCACTGCCCCGAAGGAAAAGGGAGCGGAAGCACCGGCTGAAACCAAGGGTGCCGTCATGGAAAAAGAATTTGATGACGGTAAAGGTGGTAAGGTGCTTGGCGTGTCCACCGATGGCGGCAAAACTTGGGGACCTAAGAAGTAATGGCCGAAGTAGCACCATGGCTGACGCCTCAAGCTGAAGTAGCTCCTTGGATCAAAAAGGAGCCCGATGTCGGCTATGTTGAAGACGTGGCCAAGGCCATCCCTTCAGGGGCGGCTAAGGGCGTCATCGGCGTTGCAGGTACTCCCGGTGACCTTGGTGAACTCGGCAAACTTGCGGTTGAGTCTAAGTACAATCCTTTTGGTTGGTTATCTGATGCGATTGGTGAGAACAAACTCAGCAAGTTCTTGAGGGAACAGAGTGCCAAGACGCTCAATACACCGGGCATCAGCGCGGGCATGGCCAATAGCGGCGATGCCATGGGTGGTGGCAACATTTCACCACCTACTTCCAAGGATATCAAGAAGGCCGTTGAGGAGAACGTTACTGGCAAGCTCTATGATGCCAAGACGGGCCCCGGCAAGGCTACCCAGACCGCTCTTGAGGTAGCGCCAGCATTGCTTACGGGCCCCGTAGGCGGCGTCCGTGGTTTGGCGCTCAAATCGGCAGGTGCTGGTGTTGGTTCTGAGTTGGCAGGCGAAGGCGCTGCTGCCATCAAGGATAAACTGCCTGAGAGCATTCAGCCTTGGGCGGAACCGGTTGCGCGTGCAGTGGGTCAGCTGCCCGGCATGATGCTTCCTACCGGCGCACGACGTGCCATCACCCCGCTCCCCATGACGGACGAACAGTACAACGTCGTACAGGCGCTTCGTCAAACCAATCCAGAATTGATCAATGCTTCGACCGCTGGTCAATTGACGGAGCGCCCACGTTTGATGGGCATGGAGGCGCGCTCACCGCGTGGGCGCGGCACTGAGGCTGCACAGGAACGTGCTTTCACCGAAGGTGCCATGCGTGAGGCTGGCATCCCCGGTGATTTCCGCAATATCAATCAGGGCCACGCTGTCGGTGATGAAATCGGCAATATCCGCCGTGGCAACAACATGGGCTCAACTGAGTTCCAACCCTTCTTGCAAGGCGCAATGAATGAGCGCCGCAATTTGCAGCGCACGGCTGGTCGTGGCCGCACGCCTCAGATGGACGAAGCACTTCAGCAAATCCAATACGGTGCCATGAACAATGGTCAGCCAGTTCTGAGCATGCCGGGCGGCCGATACAACTACATGCGAGGCGAACTTGAACGTCTTGCTCAAGCGACCAACAATCCTGAAGAACGTCTTGCCATTGGCCGTGTCCGTGATCAGATGGACGCAGCCTTCCGCAGGAGCTTGCCTGCCGACTTGGCTGCCACGCTGGCTCAGCGTGAGAACCAGTATGCCAATTACAATGTGCTGGCTAACATCCCGCCAAAGCCGGGCAAAGCTACTATCACGCCGCAGGAAGTGAAGTCAGCGGTGGGCCACAGCTGGGGTAACAAAGCTGCCAACGAAGGCAGGGGCACGCTTGGCCCCATGGCAGACAATGCTTCGCGCGTCATGACGCCTCACCCTGTTCCGTCTGAGAAAGTACCACCTTTGTTTGATCTTGGAATGTCCACTCTTGGTTCCATCATGCACGGTGGCGCTGGCGCGGCTGGTGGTCATGCCTTGGGTGGCATCCCCGGCGCAATTGGCTTAGGAGCTATTGCGGGCGGTGAAGGTGGCGTCTGGGGCCATCTTATGGCTGACTCGCTTTACAAGGTGTTGGCGGGTGCTGGAAGCAAAGCTGTAGCCAGCAGCCCATCGCAGACTTACTTAGCGAACCAAGCGATTCGGCCGGGTGCTGCCACTACGGTTGACAGGGATCAGCTTATTCGGCTGCTCATGAGCCCTGAGAGCAGGCCTGAGGCCCAGTAGCTTTGATCTGATTGCTCTGATAAGCGTACGGACGGCGTTTAGTACACCTGACAGGATGAAGGTAGCGTAGAAGGCCACAATCACCCCAAGAAAGATAGCGTGACCTACATCTTTCTGATCTGAAATGTGAGCCAGCCAAGCGTAAGCCACTCCGCCAACAATGACGGTTTGGAAAACATACCACATCGCGTTTACTCCTTTTTAAGGTTGCTAGAATGCCAAGAAACGGCTCAGGCACTTATACACTACCGGAACCGGCGTTTGTCGCAGGTACAATCATCTCATCGGCAGCGGTGAATGATGACCTGAGTGATATCGCCACTGCCTTGACCGGTTCATTGCCCAGAGATGGGCAAGCTGGCATGACTGGTCAGCTTCGTATTGCTGACGGCAGCACACCGTTGCCGGGCATCGCTTTCAGTAACGACCTCAACACTGGCCTTTACCGTCCAACCGATGACCAATTGGCCGTGGTTGTAGGTGGTGTACAAGTTGCCCTATTTACTTCGAATGGACTTCAGGGTGTTGCCCCCATTGGTTGCATTCTTGACTATGCTGGGTCAACTGCTCCAACGCTTTGGATATTGTGTTACGGTCAGAATGTTTCTCGCACTACGTATGCGTCACTTTTTGCCATTATTGGAACTACTTTTGGTTCTGGTGATGGTGCCACCACATTTGGCTTACCTGATCTTCGTGGACGAAGTTTGATTGGTAAGGATGATATGGGCGGTGTGGCATCCGGACGCATAACCAGCCCGTACTATGGTGCAGACCCAACTGTGCTTGGTAATCCCGGTGGTTTGCAAACTAATTCGCTTATAACGAACCATCTTCCGCCATACACACCATCTGGCACTGTCATCGCTGGCGCTGTTACTTTTCCGATTGTTGATAACACATCGGTTGCGAACGGTTCTGCCGGAGCTATCACCACTGGTACTAATAGCGGAGGTACCGCTGATTTAACTGGAAGATTAAAACCTCAACAGGCGGCTTCCAGTTTTACTGGAGCGCCGCAGGGTGGCACAAGCCAACCATTTGGCCTCTTGAATCCGTCAATGGTCATGAACAAAATCATTTACGCAGGAGCATGAAATGCCATTTAATTCGGCTGGCGTTTACACTCCTGCCGCTGGGGCTACTACAGCAGCGCCGGGCGACATCATCAGGTCCGCAACGTGGAACGCCATTTTCACGGACATAACTAATGCTCTAACTCTGCTAGGTGAACAGCTCTACGGAACCACGTCAGTAGTGGCCACGCCATACGTTCCGGTGACCACTGACGCACTCTTGTTGGTCAACTTTGCCGGGGCAGTCGCCATCAACCTTCCCTCAGCTGCAAGCCGCAATGGCTATCCCTTGGCCATCAAGGATATCTCAGGGAACGCACACACCAACATCATCACAATCAACAGGAATGGCACTGATACGATAGAAGGTGCCACTTCAATTACGATCAATGCTGATTATGGCGGTTGGTCGCTTTACCCAGTCTCAGGTGGATGGATTCTAAGACCATGAAAAAACTAATCACAGCCCTGTTCATTGCAGCACTGTCCATCAGTGCTGCATTCGGCCAATCGATTGGCAAGCTTCAACCCGGCAACGTCTGGGGCAACTCAGGCGCGACTGCGGCCTATGGAAGCAGTGTTTCCATTGGTGCCATCTTTGACCAACAATTCACGTGCAGTGCGCGTGGCAGCCTGCTCTATCGCGGTGCGTCCGCATGGGTCTGTTTGGCACCGGGTACGATAGCGTTCCCGTTGGTCAGTGGCGGCGCTGGCGCTGATCTGGCCTACGGTGCCTTGACTGTGGCAGGCGGCGGCACTGGTATCACCACGTTGGCTATTGGTGATCTTCTGCAAGCCAGTTCAACGAGTGCTTTGGCACGGCTTGCAGCTGTGGCGACTGGCAACGTGCTGATTTCAGGCGGTGTAGGCACTGTCTCATCTTGGGGCAAGGTGACCTCGTCCCATCTGAACATCACCACGTCAACCTGCACCAACCAGTTCCTCACGGCTATCTCGGCTACGGGCACCGGCACGTGTACCACTGACACCCTTGCATCGGCTCAGCACGCCAACCAAGGCACTACGACGCAGGTCCTGCACGGCAACGCGGCAGGCAACCCGTCATGGGCCGCAGTCAGCCTTTCGGCCGATGTCACCGGTAACCTTCCGGTCACCAACCTCAATAGTGGTACCAGCGCATCGTCGTCAACTTTTTGGCGTGGCGATGGTGTTTGGTCAGTGCCCGCTGGCGGCGGTGACTTTGTGGGCCCGGCATCGTCAACTGACAATGCAGCGGTCCGGTTTGACTTGGCTACGGGCAAGCTCGGTCAGAACTCTGCCTTGATCATTGCTGACACCACTGCGGCGCTGTCGCGTTCAGGCGGTGGTGGTATTCAGCAAGAAGGCACAAACACTAACGACAACGCGGCAGCGGGCCAAGTTGGTGAATTTGTCTCACAAACGGTTTTGTCTGGTTCAGCGGTATCTCTAACTACAGGAACCGCAGCAAACGTAACTTCCATTTCTCTAACCGCTGGTGATTGGGATGTAGAGGGTGTTGTTCTTACGGCCCCCGCAGGTACACAAACTGCCTACATCGCGTGGATAAGTTCAACGTCAGCCTCACTGCCGACTGCCCCCAACAGTGGTGCGTACGCTCAGAACAGCATTTCCACGACGGCGACCTATGGTGGACCTGTAGGTAAGATTCGCTTTAGCCTGTCTGGTACAACCACAATCTTTCTAAGCACCTTGTGCAACTTCTCAGGCACCAACGGTGCGTTTGGGTTCATATCGGCACGTAGAGCGCGTTAAGGGAGTTTAGTGATGCAAATCGTAGGTAAGAAATTCACTCACGTTGAGTTCAAAACATACCTTGATGGGTTGGACGTTGGTCATTGGGCCAAGTTCGTCACGGTGCACAATACCAGCGTGCCTGACATTGCCCTCTACAAGCAATGGGAGTCACGCGAGGGCAAGTACAAGAACTGGACGGCGGAGCAGTGGCTCAGAAATTTGGAAAGCTACTACTCAAGCATGGGCTGGAAGGGTGGGCCGCACCTTTTCATCCCACCCACGCCTGACACCATCCTCGTTCTCAATCCGTTGAACACCCCCGGTACGCACACCCCTTCATGGAACAAGTTCTCACTGGGGGTTGAAACCGTCGGTGAGTTTGAACGTGAGGCGTTCCAAGATCCAACCAAAGCCAATCTGGTTGCAGCACTTGCGATGCTGCACACGAAATTCAAGCTTAGCCCGGATAATTTCATCCTAGGCGGCAACACCGTTGAGACGGCTGGTCGGGGCCTTCACTTCCACAAAGAGGACAAGGCCACCACGCATAAGACGTGCCCCGGCAAGAACATCAACAAGGTTCAGCTGGTCTTTGATGTTCAGTTGGCCATGGGCAACACCGCAGTCGCCCCAACACCAGCCCCGGTGACCGACCCTGCGACACCGCATACCCATGATGTGCCTGTCGCATCACAGGAAGCCGATACTTCCAAGCTCAACTCGGTGGAATTGGTATCCATCTACTGGCTTCAGGCTGCATTGAACCAATGGAGCCCAAGTCTTCATTTGGCAGTCAACGGTCAACGTGATAAACCGACGGTTGAGGCTATCCAACTATTCCAAACTTCTCACGGTTTGAAAGTGGATGGAGTGGGCGGCCCAGTAACACGAATTGCCATAAAACTCGCGAACGCATAGGAGGCTTCTGTGACGGGTCAAACCTTTCAACAGTACGTGCGTATTCTCTTGTACAACATCTTCGCTGGACTGACCACGGTCGGCGTTACGACGCCCGACAGCACCAAGACCATGATTGCAGGCATCGTGGGCATCTTGGCCAACTTGGTCTGGACGATGTACGGCACGCGCCTGAATGGCCTGCTTGAGCAGGTCAAGGAGAAGACCGGCGTTGAGTCCATTGAGATCAAGGTCAACCCTGAACTCATCTCACCCACCGCAGTCAACATCGCCACCTCTGAGGCGATTGTGGCCAAACCTGTTGGAGACACGCAGTGAAGAAACTTCTTGCAGTAGCTCTGGTAACCCTGTCGCTGGGTGGTTGTGCCCAGCTTCAGAAGCTTCAGGACGTCATCAGCATTGGCACCGCATCGGTGGCCAACCCGGTGACCAAAACGCGCCTCAATCAGCTGGAGGCGGCAACCACCCTCGTGTTCGCTGGCTTGAACACGTGGAAGCAAAGCTGTGCCCAACGCCTGATCAACACTGACTGCGAAAAGCAGATTGGCGCTGTGCAGGTGTATACGCGTCAAATTCCGCCTTACTTGGCCCAGCTTCGTGAGTTCGTGAAGAACGACGATCAGGTCAACGCTACGGTGGTGTACAACAACATCTCAAAGTTGGTGACGACCGTGAAAGCGCAAGCTGCGGCGGCCAACGTACCCATGGGGAACTGACATGGACCCGATCACCATTCTTGCTCTGATTGAGAAAGCCGTCACTGTCGTCAGCATGGCCATTGCAGCTGGCAAGGCGGCTGGCCCGGCCCTTCAAGTCATCAAGGACCTTGCATCGGGCGGCCAAGCTGGCACCGTCACTGACGCACAGCTTGCTGAGACCGAAGCGCTTCTTGACGCTCAAATCGAAGAGTTCAACAAACCGATGGAATGAGGGCGTTCAAAAACAAGAAAGGGTCATCAGTGAAATGCCTGATTGGTTGGAGAAAGTAGTAACCGGGGGACCGGCTCTGATCTTTGCAATCATGTGGTGGCTCGAACGTCAAGAGCGCCGTCAAGAGCGTGAAGAGCACAAAACCGTCTCTAGAGATATGATTTCAGCTATGATAAAAACTGAAAATACTCTCGAGACACTCGCTAGGATTTTCAACAACGGTAAGGCGGCTTAAGCCATGGCGCTGTTTGACTGGTTGAGATCTTTGATGAAGCCCCGGCGCACTGTAGCGCCGGAGGCAATTCTGTCCCGCCAGCTTGCTGACAGCATCACTGAGAAGGCTCACGTACTTCAGGAAAACCTGAAAGTGTATCACCGTGCGAAGGATCCGTTTGCAGCAATGCTGGCGGATCTCTACACACGTGACCAAGTTTCCCGCATCTACAAGAATGGGTCAGGCCTGTGAAACTGTTGTTTGCGTTGTGCCTGACCCTTTTATCCTCATCCAGCTTCGCGCGTGACAACGGTCAGTGGGAAACTGCTGACCCTAAAGTGCGTGAATGGTATCAAGGCTTGATGCGCCCTGACGCGCCCCAGAATTCATGCTGTGGTGAGGCTGACGCCTATTGGTGCGATGATATTTCAGTGCGCAAAGGCAAGACCTATTGCAAGATAACGGATGATCGCCCTGATGCACCCTTGGGCAGGCCCCACATTGCGATGGGGACCGAATTTGAAATACCAGATGTGAAATTGAAGTACGACCGTGGCAATCCAACCGGCCACGCCATTCTCTTTGTCAACAGTTACGGCTATGTTTGGTGCTTCGTTCAAGGAACAGGCATATAGCCCTGCAATAGAGGTTTTCACCTGTCAAGGGGTTACCTCTGTTTTGAGTTTTAGTAGGTTGCGCCTCCATTCACAAAGAGAGGCAATGTCAATGAAAACCGCACTCACCCTCATCGCGCTTCTACTGTTCATGGCGGCCCCAGCTGAGGCCCGCAAGTATCGCGTCCAAGCTGCTGCGGAAGGCTGCAACATCCTTTGGCCTTGTGAAGGCGTCATCAAATCCCCCCGTGGTGAACGCATTGTAAAGGCCATGGGTGGGTTTGGCGCGGCCAAGCCGGTATATGAGCGCCGCAGTGAAATAACGCATGAGCGGGCCGCTAATACGGTCGTAGCGCACCCCTCGGGGTGCCCCTCACGTGCGTTCTGTGGCTGTGGCGTGGCTGTAAGGCTGTTGGGTGCCCCGATTCGGTCCCTGTGGGTGGCTGCCAACTGGCTGCGCTTCCCGCGCGCTGCCCCGGCCCCCGGCATGGCGGCGGCCCGTAGAGGGCATGTGTTCGCTATTGAGCAGGTTCTGGGTAACGGGAAGGTACTTGCCTATGACCCCAACTCAGGTGGTCACCGGACACGCATCCACGTGCGCTCACTGGCAGGCTTCACCGTAGTCAACCCGCGAGCCTAAGGTGTCACCCGTGTTCACGCTGCCCAAAGTCATCTTGCTGTTGGCACCTGAGCACGGGTCACTGTCCAGTAACTTGAAACGTGTTGCTGCTATTCATGGAATTGAAAAGCCCGTGGTCCATGAACTGGAGCCACGGGCTGGTATGCGGCGATTTGAAATCAGCGACGGTAGCTTGGCCGAATCACGCGCGGCTGAGTAAATGACTGCTTGTCATACACCCGAAGCGACATCCGCTTATGTTCAGCACAATACGGATCGTTATCAAGACGCTGCTGACCACAGAAGCGGAAGTCAGAACGACGCGGCTCCCCAAACGGCCACCGACAGTGGCACTCCTTGAGTTCAGCAAAAGTCACTGCCGTATCGTTGTCGATCAGCCTCAATCTAATTCTCTTTGGTTTGACCGGCTCCACCATCACGGGGGCCTTCAAAAACATCTTGGCTACCTTGACCGGTTCCGGCCTCGGCGGGATGCCCTTGTGCTTGTTGGGCGTGCTGCGTTTTAATTGAACATCATTGAGGAGTCCATTCTTGCGGGCCCGGTGAATGATGCCAGCTATGGCGCTGCGTGACTTGCCAAACTTGACGCCAATCTCTTCCATGGACTTGTCAGCGCGGTACATTTCCAACGCTTCATTATGATCCTCTTCAGTCCATACTATTTTCTTGCCCCGTCTGACGGGCTCAACGACCACGTCAGGAGTGAACGATAGCTGATCCATTTTTTGTTTTCTCCACTGTGATGACGCCTTCAAAGCCGCCAAAATTGGTGATTGAGGCGTGGTCTACTATCCATATACGCTTACCCTCGTTGACGGCGCGCTCATGCAACAAGTCAGCCAAGTCCATCATGCCTTCCGGCGATAGGTGCGTGGAAGGTTCATCATAGAACTCAATTGTGTTGCTGAGCCCCGCCCCCTGCATAATGAGGTTGGATAACCCCATGTCACCGGCCAATTGCAGCCGTTGCGTCTCACCCCCTGACCAGTTCTCCCAACGTACAGGTTCTTTGTTGCTGGGGCTTTTGATCATTACCACAAAACCTTTGGTGATGCCCCCAGATTTGTTCTCCCGCTCAACATCAAAGGTAACCTGCCAATCCACCATACCCAGCTGAGCAAGGCAGTTGTTGACTTCAATTTCCAATGTCCTGAAAGCTTGCTCGATGATAAACAAGCGAATCCGCTTGAACCCCTTCACCCAATATACTGAGCCCTCACGTTCAGCTTCCAATTCATTGAGGGTTTCAGTGCTCTCAGCAATGATCTTCTTGTAAGCCTTCAATTGAGTGCGCTTGCGAGCCAGCATCTCAGTATGCGGGTTGGTTGATTTTTCCAAGGCGTGAAGGCGTTCACCCAATTCATCAAACTTGGCCGCTGCCCCCTTGGCTGCGTCCTGAGCGCGTTCCAGCTTGGTAGCCCAAATCCGCATTTCCTCCTTTATTTCATCAATTATTTCTTCAGTCTTGGCTACGTTACCCTTGGCCCGTACCAAATCCCTCAGGTGTTTTTCAATCGCAGTTTGTTGGTCTTTTATGACCTTCCCACAATGAGCCATCGTTTGTTCATTACGTTGTTTTTCCCTAGTGGCATGAGCGGCGTCCATCTCTTGACCACAATGCGGGCATGATCCCTTGAAGCCCATACGCTTGGTTGCTGACAAGGCAGTCTCATGTGTGGTGAGAGCGCGGTCCTTCTCTCTGTTTGCGTTAGATATCGACTCAAGTATGAAATCCACATGCGCTTTGTAGCGCACAAGATCTTTTTTGGCATCACTCAGCTCACCCTTGAGTCCCTCCTCTAGGTCAACCTGTATTTCTGCCATCTTTTCAAACTTCTTAACGTCTTTATACGTGGCCTTGCTCTCAGCTTTGATAGCAGTCAGCTGCTTTTGCTTATCAGCCTCGAAAGTAGCTTCCTTCAATTCAAGTATTTCAATGTCAGCCTTGGCTATCTCAATCTTGCCCTCATGCTGATCAATCACCCGGACGAAGCCAGCAATGTCATTTTCAAGTGAGGTGACTATCTTGCCGGTCAAATCACTAAGGGTGAGCCAGTAGTCTAGCTTCATGATATCTGAGAAGAGCTTCAGCTTGTCAGACGGTGACTTGTCAAAGAAAGGGTCACCGAATTGCGGACTGATGACTGAATGCGTAAAGGCCTCGTAATTGAGGCCTAAATGGGTCTCCAGTTCACGCTGGTCAACCGGTTTATCATCTATCCAAATGCCATTGGGCTTCTGTGAGCGCTTCACTGTGAAACGCTTCTTGCCAACGGTCAGTTCAAGCACGACGTGAGTGCTTACCCCGCCGAACCATGAAAGGACCTCATTGGCTTTGAGGCCGCGCGTGGTCCAGCCGTACAGGCACCACGTAATGGCATCCAGCATGGTGGACTTGCCTGCCCCGTTGGCCCCTAACTCAGGCTCAAACAGATTACGGCCTGTGAAGTAATACAGGCCGTCCGTTGTTGGGAAATCAAAAGTGTGGCTGCCGTTGTAAGACCGGAAATTGAACAGCGTTATCCTGTGAAGGTCAAACATCGGGGTCCGAAGCCTTGCAAAGGGCCTTCACGCGCTCCAGCCAAATAGGAACGCAAGTGGGGCACAAGTCAACGTGTGTTACACCTATCTCAGGCACACCAGACTGTTTTGCTGAGACAGGTCCTGCTTGTGGTGGTATGTACTGCACATTAGCATGTAAAGCCTGCACCTGCTGCATCACGGCTCGGTGTTGTGCTTCATTGCGACTAAGAACCCCCTTCAGATCACCGAATGATAGTACTTTGGGATTACGTATGGTATTGCCGCAATGATCACAGAACGTCCGGGTTGCCATCGACGATTTCCTTTCCAACTTTTTTGATATTCGCTGCGACATTTTCCGACTTGCAAAATTGATCAAATGTTTCAGCAGCACTTCTACCATTTTGATCATCCAGTTTTAAGCGTTCACGTCGTGTGGTGGTGCTGACCTCCAATTTGGCCCCGTGAACTTCAAGGCCCAGTTCCTTACAGGCAGCCAACACCGCTTGACGCACCTGCTTCCACTCAATGGTTTCCTCACGTGCCAGCTGCACCGTGAGTTTGACTTGATCGCCCTCAAGCAGTTCTTTGTTATTCAATATGTTCTCAGGCCCCCGCACCGTCAGGGACCATTTCCGCGGAGCATCGAACCATGGGTAGGTTTCATCACCTGATGGGCAGACGTGGATGCATCTTGGCTCAAAATTGTCCCCAAACCGCACGTGATAGGGGCACCCTATGTAGGTCACGATTCCTTGGGTCTGGGGGCGGTGGACGTCACCAGCGTACACACCCAGCCTCGGCTTGAAAGACTCAATGGGTGAGGCTGACAAGCCCGACAAACGGGCACCTGTCTCAGCTATAGCGCCATCAAAGGTTTGATGACAAAGAAAACTATCAGGATTGTCATCACAAGCCAGCTTAACAGCAGCGGTAAATTCATCTTGCGTCCTATAGTGGGGGATAAGCGCCATGCGCTTACCGGCCTTGACGACCGTTGGTTCAGTCACGAAGTGAATTCCATCAATGTGGCTCAAGAACTTGAAAAAGGGGTTCTTTGGGTCACGGTAATCATGGTTGCCCATGACGATGTAAATGGGGGGTTTCAGCGTGATCAGGCCAGCAACAATCTTGTTTACCAGCGTGGCTGAGTGCCTATCCTTGGAATCAGTTATGTCACCGGCTAGGAAGGTAGCTTCAGGCTGGTATTTGGCTTGCTGTTTTACAAGCCAAGGAAATATCCCCCATCTATATGAGTCGCTTGCGCGATCGGTGAAGTGCAGGTCTCCGACTAGGTACCACATATGGTTCACACTTCTTAAAAAACTTGTCAGCCTCGATGATAAACATATCGTACCGATAGCTGATCAAGACAAACCTTGAGGAGTGCAGCTTCAGCTTGGCAACACCGGCTGCATCAAGACATACGAAAGCAGGCATGCGGTTCTGCCGCGCAACCAAGAAAGGGTGCTTCCCGTACCTGTTAGCTTGAGTGTTAATTTCGTTCCAGAAATCTAACAGCTTGCCCTTACCCGTGAGCAACCCTTGCCAGTTGAGGTCCGCATAGAACTTGCACTCAGGGGCGAACGTATCACTAAACTTGTGACCGGCTGGGTGGATGCATGAAATGTCACCGACTTGGGTAGAATGGTGCTTGCCACGCTTGTGCCCGACTGTAGCTCGCCCACCTGACATGGCTGAACGCCAAAATACGTCTTCTCTGGTGCCATTGGTCAACCACCTTGAAAGCAGGACACAGACTTCGCGCTCAAACGCGGCTCCTTTTTGCTTACCACCACCGGGGCGCATCAGAAAGGCTCCCTTCTAGCCAACAGAAACCAAAGGATCAGTAGTATGGCAGCGATGGCAAGAATATTCTCAAGCATATGAGATCTGACTTCTCAACATATCCCAAATAACTTTGTCATCGGGGTGAATGAGGTAGACGTTGTAGTTGATCAAGAGGTGCAGGTAGTCAGGAACCTTCTCCCTGATTTTGTGAGGCCCGCAATGGAGGAACTCAGCTGCAATGACCGGCTTCTCACGGGCAATCATTTCCAGTGCCCCGGCCA